TTGCCGCTATTCCTGACTTTGTTAATTTGGCTGAGGATCGGATTTACAAAGCCGTTCAAATCCCGGCGCTAAGGAAGGTTCAATCCTTCACCCTGACTGCGAATGACAAGTATTTCAGTGTCCCAAGTGATTTCCTTTCCGCCTATTCAGTGGCGGTTATTACGGGTGGTTCCTACAATAATCTTCTGGAAAAGGAAGCTGGCTATTTGAATGAGGCTTTTCCGGTTGTTAGTTATCGTGGGGTTCCAAGGGTTTATGCTGTAATTGACGAGGATAGGATAGCATTTGCTCCTACTCCTGGGTCTGCTTATAGTATTGAAATGTATTATTTCTATGAGCCCGAAAGCATCGTCACAACCAATACTAGCTGGCTTGGTGAAAATGCTGAAAGTGTATTGTTTTATGGTGCTTTGATTGAAGCCTATACTTACATGAAGGGCGATGCTGACTTGATTGCGCTTTACACAACGCGCTATAATGAAGTCCTAGCTAGGTTGAAGAATCTTGGCGAGGGTCTTAATAAGAAAGACAATTTCCGTATTGATGCTCCGCGTCTTCAGGTGACATGATATGATTACTTCCGCGTATTGCACGTCATTTAAGAAACAGCTTTTGGAAGGGGCACATGACTTCCGGGTTGGTGGGAATGTCTTTAAGATAGCCCTTTACACTGAGGCTGCTAACCTTAATTCCAGCACTACGGCTTACACCACAGCCGGGGAGATTGTGGGATTGGGTTATACTGCGGGTGGCTTAGTGTTAACGCAATCTAATCCAGTAGAGTTTGGGTCTAGTGGTATTGTGACCTTTTCCAATGTGTCTTGGACGGGCGCTACAATAGCTGCCCGTGGCGCATTGATTTACAATTCAACCCCTGTTCATACCTACACCAATCCAGCCTGCATTGTGTTGGACTTTGGTATAACTAGGGTAGCTTCCAACAATACGTTTGAGATTCGGTTTCCGGCTGCTACCGACCAAACGGCGATCATAAGGGTTTATTGACATGCCTTCTACCTATTCACCATCGCTTAGATTGGAATTGATTGGGGCTGGTGAACAGGCCGCTAATTGGAACAATACAACCAATTACAACCTTGGCACGTTGCTGGAACAAGCTATTGCGGGGGTACAGTCGGTTGCTGTTTCAGGGGCTAGTTACACCCTGACCACGGGTAGCGGGGTGGCTGATGAAGCCCGTAATGCGGTTCTTGTATTGACCGGAACGCTGGCGGCGAGTTGCAATGTGATTGTCCCTAGTGCGGATAAGACCTACACCTTCCGCAATGCCACCACGGGTGGGTTTAGTGTGGTGGTTAAGACGGCTGCTGGATTGGGTGTGACTATTGCTAATGGGTTCACGCAGCAAGTTTATTGTGATGCGACTGATGTGGTGGCTGCTGGTGCTGCTTTTAATGTGGCGACCAGTTCCATTACTGCAAACCTTACTGGCAATGTGACTGGCAATGTGACTGGAACCGCCGCAAATGTGACTGGAACAGTATCCGTTGCAAATGGTGGAACTGGCGCTACTGATGCGGCGACCGCTAGAAGCAATCTTGGTTTAGGTTCTATTGCCACTCAAAGCGCGGCTTCTGTGTCTATCACTGGTGGTTCTATTTCTGGCATCACTGATCTAGCGGTTGCTGATGGCGGGACGGGGGCTAGTGATGCACCAACAGCACGGACTAATTTAGGTGCTGCTGCGTCTGGTCTTATGACTAGTTCTGGCTTGACCATTCCAACAGCCAGGGTTGCTGGGCGAGTAAGTAGCGGGACTGGTGCTTTTGAGGATATTCCCCTCGGCAACCCCGCCGCTGCACTTTCGCTTGGCATCAATCGCGGCACGGAGCAGGCGACAAGCGCGGGAACGCAAGTTCAATATGATTATGGAAGTATCCCGGCAGGGGTGCGGCGCGTTTCTTTACTGCTGAAACAGGTCAGCACAAATGGCACGTCGCATTTGGCGGTGCGGCTGGGCACCAGCGGCGGCATTGTCAGCAGCGGCTACGATTGCATGTTTTCTTATGACGCTCCGGGGGTGGGGGGCGTAACATCAGTCGGCACAGGCGCTTTTGGTATCTCAAATGGATCAAGCATTGACACTCACACCGGAATAATGACGTTTCTCAACCAGTCCGGCAATTTATGGCTATGTTCCTACATCGGAATGCTGGCGGTGAACGCTGACAGGTATCGAACGCATTGCGCGGGTTTTGTGGATTTGGGCGCGGCGCTCACGCAATTGAGGTTGACCACAAACAGCGGCACGCCGGTTTTTGATTCGGGCTTCATTCAATTGAAATGGGAGTTCTAGGGTATATGCCCCTAAAGAAACTCACATTCACCCCAGGAATCCAGCATGACGGATCGCGTTATTCGTCCTCTGGTTCTTGGTCTGAAGTTGACAAAGTAAGGTTTAGATCGGGCGCCCCTGAGAAAATTGGGGGATGGCAGAAAGCTACATCATTGCCGTTCCTCGGTGTGTGCCGTAGCTTAAAGCCATTCACTGACCTGAATAACAACTACTTCCTCGGTGTCGGGACGCATTTGAAATACTACATTGAACGTGGCGGGACGTTTAATGACATTACCCCCCTCAGAACCACAATAGTTCAATCTAACCCCTTCACTACGGTAAATGGCTCTGCCGCTGTTACTGTCACCATTCCTAATCATGGGGCGGCGGTGAATGATTTTGTCACATTTACCGGCGCAAGCGCCGTAGGCGGGCTGACCCTTAACGGTGAATATGAGATTGTCACTGTCACCAATTCAAGTGTGTTTCTCATTACCGCTGCTTCAAATGCCACCTCTGGCGCTACGGGTGGTGGCTCTGTAACTGCCGAATTTCAAATCCAAATTGGCCTTGATTCCACATTGTATGGCAACGGCTGGGGTGCTGGCACATGGGGCGGTATTACTAGCAGCGCTTCCTTCACAGGTTCTTTTAGTGGCACGACACTAACAGTTTCGGCGGTTGCTTCCGGCACATTAGCGGTTGGGCAGTTGATTGTTGGGACGGGTGTAGCTGCATCTCCACCGGGTTCAAACGCAACCTACATCACGGCCCTAGGGACGGGTTCTGGCGGGGTTGGAACCTATACGGTAAGTGTGTCTCAAACCTTAAGTTCAAGTGCGCTTACGGCCTATTCTGGAACGGGCTGGGGTTCTCCCGCCGCCAACATTGTCACGGGGCAAAAACTCAGGGTTTGGTCTGCTGATAACTTTGGGCAGGATTTGGTTATCAATCCCAATGACGGGCCAATTTACTATTGGTCAAATGCTTCTGGTTTGGGGGTTAGGGCGGTTCTGCTGTCTAGCCTTGCTGGTGCATCTGACGTTCCAGGGGTTTCCCGGCAAATTATGGTTACTGATCAGGACCGTAAGGTGTTGGCTTTTGGTTGTTCTGATATTGTTTCCGGCTTACAGGATAGATTGTTGGTGCGATGGTCCGACACTGAGAACCCTGCTGATTGGACGCCTACTGAATTAAATTCGGCGGGCGGTATTAGGATTCCCACCGGTTCTGAGTTTATGACTGCCCTAGAAACAAGGCAGGAAATCCTTGTTTGGACGGACGCTGCTGTTCATTCCCTGAGATACATCGGGGCGCCCTTTGAATACTCCATTGCCCAAATTGGCTTGACTTCCCTTCTAGCCCCTAACGGGGTTGCGGCGGCTAATGATATGGTATTCTGGATGGGGACCAATGGTTTCTATGTCTATAATGGTCGCCTTGCGGGTTTACCATGTTCCGTGAAAGACTATGTTTTCAACGACATAAACTATGATCAGGCTGAAAAGATTACAGCCGGTAGCAATATGGCTTTTAATGAAGTGTGGTGGTTTTACCCTTCTGCCAATTCATCTGAGAATGACCGCTATGTGGTGTATAACTACAATGAAAATGTTTGGTTTGTTGGGTCCATTGTAAGAACGGCTTGGATTGATCGGGGGATTGAAGATTATCCCCGTGCTGCCTCAACGGATGGTTATATCTATTTTCATGAACTAGGGCAGGATGATGGTTCGGTGAATCCCTTTGCCCCTATTTCGGCTTATATTGAAAGCGCCCCTTTTGAGATTGGAGATGGTGAACAGTTTGGCTTTGCGTGGCGTATGATTCCTGACGTTACATTCAGGGATAGCAGTAACGCCAATCCTTCTGTTAATTTCGTGCTGAAAACGCAGGACTATTCAGGGGGTAATTTCAAACAATCCTCAAACAACAATACGGTCAGGACTGCTACCATGCCTATTGAGCAATTCACGGACCAGACTTATTTCCGGTTGCGCGGCCGCATGATGAGTTTGAGGGTGGAAAGCACGGCTGTAGGGGTTGCGTGGCGCCTAGGTGTTCCTAGGGTGGACGTTAGAACGGACGGGCGGCGATGATAGGGCGGGCTAGGCTACCCACCCCACCGGAGGAATATGATGCCCAATGGGCCATGCAATTCCATCGGGCCATAGATCAGAACCTAGACAGGGCGTTTGAGGGTTCCCCTAACTTTGCTGAGGCTTCTGGTTACTATGGCTCCTTCTATGACACGACAACCCAAACGGCTGCGGCGGCTAATACAGCCTATGCCATGAAGTTTAATTCTACCGTTTCAGCCAATCAGGTAGGTGTAACTAATAATAGTCGCATTACGG